TTCTTTGTTTTTAGGTATGATAACTATTCCTAAATCAAATTTTGTTTCATAACTTATTTGATGTATTGAATCAATAGGATAATGTATTGCATCTAATGCACATATCCATGCAAGATCAGTACGCATATTAGTATGACTTCTAGGTACCTTGCCAGTATATCCGCCTTCTGTAAAAAATGCTATTTTCATTTAAAATCTTGTTTAATATTAAACTGTTCTACTATTGTTATACCTTTTTTAGAACACTGAAATTCTGTATGAAATCCATTTATCTGTTCTTCTTGAAAATATGATCTATCTTTTTGTGACATAAATGATTCTAGTCTTAATTTTTTTTGCACATATTGTGCACTAATATCAACATATAAATTTGGTTGCCACATTCTTTGAGTAGAGGGCGACATATATTCAATAAGAGATATAGGCTTTATTCTTGTTAATGCATAACCAAATTGTGAAACTAGCCTATGTTCAAAGTGTGAATCATGATCATTTGTTAACATTATCGCTTGGTGATCTTGTAAGCAATTAGATTCTATATAATTAATCCATCCTGCTTCATCCATACATTTAAATGATTCATCACGTCCGAACTGTAATGATACATTATCTATACCTTTCCAAAATTCTACCACTTCATTTGTACGTGGATGTATATTAGTTTTATCAAAGTCTCCGCCATTAGTTAATGTTACAATATCAAAGTGAGTATCTTCGTATTTTATTATAGTACCTGACATTGAATATTCTACATCATCTGGATGAGGTGATAAACATAATACTTTATTGAATCCTAAAAACTTCATATTGATTTAAATGGTTTATCTGTAAATATTTTTATACCTCTACGTCTCAAATAGTCTCTTAAATCTTCACTAACATCATTTTCGTAACCAAACATAATTTTTTCATTGACATCATATATTGTCTGATTATCTCCTTGAAATAAAATGATTTGTCCATCAACATATTTAGCTTTTGCATTAATGCCCTTCATCTCATGTAGTTTATACCAGCCCTCCAATATATCCCAAACAATTTTTTTCTTTTCTTCTTCACTTAATTTACGGGGATAATAATTCTCTTTGATAACCTTGCAAGGAGATCCTGCTGCTAAACTTCCTGCAGGAATATTTTTATTGACAATAGATCCGATTCCTATTACTGTGTTATCTCCTATTTCTACATTTGGTAATACTATACTTCTTGCAGGTAACCAAACATTATTTCCAATTTTTACTGGCCCGAAGTCTGCAGGAAACCCTTGCATAACATCTAACCAAGCTCCATGCGTCCATATCATCACCTCACCGCCTATACCTACATTATCTCCTATATGAACTTCATCTGATGGATTGATTATAGTCCTTTCAAATATACCTACATTAGAACCAATATAAACATTTGAATTAGGACCGTTACATCCGCCTCTTCCTATCTCAACTCCTTCACACATATATAAGCCTTCTTTAGCTACAAATTTATTACAATTGATAGTACAGCCATCTTTGATAACAGAATTAGCACCCAATGTAAATTCATTACAATTGATTGTTACATTATCTCCTATTATAGCTGTATGATGTATATTTTTTACTCCCATACGTCTTTCCATGTATATGATTTATATTTTGGATTAAATAGATTGATATAATTTTGTTCACATATTTTATTTGCTTTCATATACCAATCATGTGTCAATCGTTTACCTCCAGGATCCTTATCAGCTAAATGATCTTCGCCTTTAATATATTTTCTTTTGTTCTTATGTTTTCTATTATGTACTAACAAAATATTTTTTATAACATACTGAGGTATATTACCTAACACTTTATTTGTCATATTCATAAACGCTGAATCTTCATGAATAAAAAATACTGATCTTGGAATATTAACTCCTGCTTTAATTACTTCAGAAGATATCACTAATCCACATCCGTTAAACTTATGTGGTGATACTATACGAACATCTAATTCTTCTGTTTTATCATTAATCGTATTCATTTCATCTTTTGTCATATCATAACGTAGACTCCACCAATTCTTTTCATCACCTCCTATAAATGGCTTATCGGTAAAATCCGGATGTTCTAATACTTTCCATGTATCATCCCACATTTTGCATGTGCCAAAGAATGCTAAATATTTAGGATTGTTATTCTGTATTGACATCTGATGAAGATCATTTAATATAATAAACATTTGCTTAGGTAATAAAGAATCCGATTCACCCCATACTAATACATCTACTTTATCACAATATTTTTCATTGAACTCTCTTCTATAATCTGCTATAGTATATAAATCATCCGTATATTGTATATTGCCAAAATTACAAATAGTATTTATTTTTTCAATGCATTTTGTATGTTGTTCTTCTGATATACATTTTTCTAAATCTTGATTACCTGCGATAGTAAAATCGACTATAACTTGACCATCATATTCATTTAAGCTATCTTTTAATGTTTCAACATATTCTTCTATGATATCACATTCATACCATTGAATCAAACAGCCTATAGCAAATTTAGTTTTCATATAACTCCTCGTACGTTCTTTTCATCCAATACATCGTTTTTTCTGCATTCTTGTTATCCGGTATTGCATTGAATTGATATATTCCTTTTAATACTTTCGTAAATGTCATGTTCTCATCTAATATTTCTTTTCTAGCTAAATCGGCCATACAGTATTGATAATGCAGAAACTTCATATTCATACCAGATAAATTTACTATGTAATTAATTAATGGCTGATCTGTACCTACTGCAAAATTACTCTGCATCCAAAGTATCTGTTCCCTATTTTGCTCATAAAATTCATGTAACTGATTAAATAATGGTCTATGAATTTTATTCACTACTTGAAAACCAGCATTGAAATATTTATGTAATGGAAATGTATCTTTAAAAATATATTTACCGTAATTTTCTAAACTTCTACAAACCCAATCCATACTTCCTTCTGTATTAGTTACTGTATATTTACGATCTGTTAGTTCAAAGAAGTTTGGACAATCTGGATGTATAATACAATCAGCATCTGTCAAACAAATCTGATCATATTCAACTCCTTGAGCATCTAACAAATCAAAAGCCCAATATCTATAAAAATTTGGTTTGCAATATTCTGGATCGAATATAGGCTCATCCAAAACAAATAAATCACAATCATTTTTCTTACACCAATGCTTCCAAGAATCGATTCCATACTTATATGGCGCACTTCTATATTCTTGTCCGGGGAATGTTATTGCAGTTAAAAATACTATATCACGTTTCATAATTATGCTTTATCATATTCCATACTTGTGTCATTATTTGTGATCTTTGCATTTTATCAAATCCTGTAAAAAACCAAAGATATCCATGTTTAATAAAAAATGGAGTATTATCTTCTTTTAATTGCCAATTATGTCCTAACATTTCTTTTCTATGTAAATGAGTCAATTTCCATGTAACAGGCATTTCTAGATTCAATTCGATATTATGTTTTTGCAACCAATAATTAAATGGAGTTTGTTCTGTTCCTTTTCTTACATCTTTATCTTGTAATATAATAAATTTTTCTGAATTTTCATAATATAATTGTTTAAAAGATTCAAAAAAGTTTCTATGTGTCTGATTGAAAATAATAACTCCTGAATTTACATATTTTGTTATATCTAATTCAAATCCAAAAAATGATTCATAACCTTTGACGCTATCATAAACCCATTTTAAATTATCTAAATCGTTCCATGCTACAAATCTATCATCTATCTGATCAAATATATTAGGAGCATCCCATTTAATTATAGATGATGCATCTGCTAAAAATACATTATCAGCATCTATATAGCGTTTATCTAATATATCCCAACAATGTACTGCTTTTTGCCAATTGGCTCTATGTAATGATAAATCAGTGTATGGTTGTTCAAATGTGACTAATTCAACATTATTTTTATTACACCAATATTGCCATGACTGTTTTGAATAGTCCATCCAATCGAATCCGCCATATTTAGTAGATAATGATTCATTTTTTATTCCAGTCCAAAATACTACATTCATAATAAAACTTCATTTGCTCCATTATACTTTAAATAATCTATTTCTGAATAATCGTAATCTGATAATCTAAAATTTTTCCAATTTCCTGCATATGGCCGGCCGGTATTCATACATCCTGCTATCATATCAATTCCAGTACCGACATCCAGATAAACTGCTGACTTATACTTTTTAAATGTATGTAACAATGCAGATTTAGCATGACCAATTCCTAACAAAAATATATCAGCTCTGGATTTCTTTAATTGTTTACCTACAAATTCTTCAACCAATTTTATATCATCGGCTGCATATTTTTGAGGAAAATGTATATAATCAGTAAATGATTCTAATCCAAGATAATTTTGATATTTCTTATGTGTCATTAATTCTTCAATAAGATATAATTTTTCACTAGCACCTAACAATCCAATACGTCCTGCAAATCTTTCGAAAAACCATTTATTAGCTATCAATCCATACCCGTATTCTGCAGGATAATCAATTGGTCTACTAATAACCGATCGAAACATATTTCTATTTCTTGGATATATTTCACATGTATAATAATCACATTTTTGAGCTCCTTCTATAAACGCAGTATGATCTATTTCATCATATGATTTACTTAATGCGCGTTTACCGGGCATTGCACTACCGACATGTTCTTTTAACAAAAATCTATAATCACCGTCACCGAATTTATAAAATGTAGCAGATTCTTTATTATTGACTAATCGCGTTATATGCGTCTTAAAATTCTGTAGATCATTTTGAAAATTAGGATATGTTTTTTCATCATGAAAACATTCATTTTCATCTAAATTTAGTGTATTATTAATTTTGTATATATCTAGATACATTTATTTTCTCCATTCATTTTCATAATGTTGCATAGAACTTAATTTTTGCTTTTGATCATTTGGTACTGCTACGCCATCATCACATCGTTGACATATGGAAGCTTTACCTGCCATTATTTCTTTGAATCGATTTGTTTCAAATAATGCATGATATGGCATATGTAATAAATTTCCTATAGGCTCTTCTAATCCATAATCCTGACAGCATAATTGTACACTGCCATCTGGCAATAATACATTTTGTATAATACGTTTACACCAATTATCTTTCCATAAAGCTTCTCCGATTAATTTACCTATGTTGCCAGCTCTAGAATTTAAACCTCTATTTCTATACCCGACTGCTCGTATACGATCTCCGAATCGTTCTTCTATTTCTGGATGTAACGCCTTTCCCGGCGCACTATGTGTATGAAAATGTGCACCTACCGATCTAGCATTATCAATCATATAATCTAATAAATCAAAATATTTTTCTGATATTTCTTTTTTAACTTTTCCTTGGTCTTCTGGTATATTTTTTAGGAATGGTGTCTTTCCAATACGACCTATAGTTTCAAAATATGTTGCTGACGGTGTATGAACATGAAAATGTTTAAATCGTCCGATTTTTACTAAACGATCGATTGTTTCTTTAGTCATAAACATTAATGTAGTATTGATACCTACATTATGTCCTTTGTTTACAGCATGTTCTACCATTTCAATTGCATTAGGATTTTCAAATGCTTCCACATACCCAGAAAAATGTATATCAACGGCATTATCGATAGTAGACAAACATTTTTTAAATGTGTCAACAGACATCATTGTTTCTCGATTTTTATCCATTTTCAGATACTCGTTCATAAACGCTAAATGTATGTTATCGCTCGCATTATTCATATTTTCGTTTAATGTTTTCATATGACCATTAGCTCTGTATCTCCGTATAAGTTTAGTCTGAGGACAATATTCACACATATTGGAACAACCAATTTTTGTTGTTATTTCCAAAGTATAATTCATTTTTAATTCCTTTTTTGTTTAATTCTTGAAATCCCTGGATAATTTAAATTTAAAATTTCAAATTGTAAATTACATATTGGTGATTTATTAAATTTTTTCATCCACCAACAATTATCGCGCGCTTCTATCCCTCCCTCAAACAAGATATCTCCGTTATATGATTTCGTCTGTAATAAGTCGAATATACGAGATAATTTATCGCCATCATTATTTACATCAATATGTATTAAATCGACATATTCAAAATCAATATCATTTGACTGCAATACATTAAATATATCTCCAGATCTTAATTCTACAAATTTATTTAAGTTATATTTTTCTAAAGTATTCTTAACTTGTGAAAGTCGTTGCCCATGATTATATTTTTCACGTTCCCATAAATCATATCCATATATTTTTCCGGTACCTATATCTCTTAATGCTTGTGCCATACACGTTGTCGAAAATCCATGTAAAACACCGAATTCAATTATTACATTTGGCTTAGCATCTATTATATAATTATATAGAGTACGGCCGATCCCAGGATAAAAATGATTGACACCTGTAGCTGCTCCTAAGTTATTACAATAATATGATGATTCTATCGGATATTCTAAATACATCTTGACCAATAATCTCCTATTATCATTTTTGTGTTATTTGTAATACTTGTCAATTTATTTTCCTGATATTTTTTGGCCGGTAACACTCTGAAATCAACGCTTACTCTTGCAACGCCTGTATCATTTGTTTTATTTCCATGTAATAAGTTAGCTCCATCCCATTGAGCACATTCGCCTATATTTAAATTCATAGGAGCAAAATCTTTCTTATCTTTTTCACTTTCAACCCAGATAGTATTATTATCAAATGCACGCGTTAATGGCAAAAAGAAATTTATCTCATGTGTTGAATGTGAATATTCACTATCTCTATGATAAGCGGCAACTGCTAAATTATTTGGTTGATGAACTCTAAATGTCGGAATCCGTTGATATAAAATTTCATCATCGAACAATGGACGAATTACTTCTACTATAAATTTATTATATACTTCATACCAATTAGTCGTACTAATAGTGTTATAAAAATGTTTATGATATACAGTTGTTTGATCTGTTCGTACATCATCTAATAAATGATATTCGCGAGCATTTTTCCATTGTTTATGTATAAGTTCTAGATTATTTATTTCATATAAATCTTTTATTATATCTGAAAATGGATATTTTTTTATATCATATTTTATTAAATTCATTACCATCCTTTTTTAATACATTCCACAATATATTTTCTATCTGATTTTGAAACCCACCACCCTACTGGTATATTTACTACCTTTCCGATTATCTTATCTAAATTAGGTAATGGCGCTTTGAACTCTGACATACAACTATGTTTATCATTACGTTCATGAACTTGCGATACTGTAATTCCACATTCTTTCATATGTTTATAAAATCCTTCTCTATCATCTACCAATAAAGAATATATCCAAAATGCCGATTCAAAGTCGTCTTCTCGAGTTAATAAAGTAACGCCTTCTACATTTTGTAAATTTTTATCATAATAAGCTGCATTTGATTTATGTGTATTTGTTATTTCTGTTAGATGCTTAAAATTTTCCATTCCAACGACAGCACAAACATCGTTCATATGAAACTTAAATCCCCATTCTGGTATATCGGCTTCGCATCTAAAATCTGTTCTGCCTTTTGGGTCTCGATCGATACCGTACCATCTAACTAATTTAGCACGTTCATATAATTCATGATGCGGACAATGCAACAAACCGCCATCAATTGATGTAACATGTTTAATTGCTTGTAATGAATTCATTAGGAAATTACCATGATTACCTAAATAATGTCCTTTATATTTAGTACCTATAGCATGCGCCCCATCTTCTATTAGCGAAGGAGCCCATCCATGTTTTTTCCTAAATCTTTCTCTTATTTTTGTAATTTTATATAGATCTAACGGATATCCGCCCCAATGTACGCCTACAATAGCTTTAGTTTTTAATGTCATCTTTTTTTCTAGATCATCTAAATCCATATTAAGTGTAGTAGGATCGATATCAACCCATTTAATTTTTAATCCATTAGCAACTATCGGCCAATTTGATGCAGTACATGTTAATGCTGTTGCTAGAACTTCGTCCCCAGAATTTATTCCAGGCCAATATTCTTTTTTCTGTGCTAATCCTTGGAATGTAACTGTTTTATCGAACGGCTTTTTCAATAGATGTAACGCTAAGTGTAATGCAGATGTCCCAGAATTAGTTGTTACAATCTGTTTATTGCCGAAATATTGACTCAATTGTTTTTCAAATTCGTCAACTTTTGCACCCTGGCCGATATAACCACTATCTAATACTTCGCCGACCTTTTCTTTTGCTGTCGGTGCCATAAATACTTTAAATAAAGGTATCATAATTTTTTTTCTGTTAATAATGTTAAATAATATTTTTTAAATTCATCAAATAATTCTATAGGCGACGAATCCCAAAAATTAGCGTAATCATACTTATCAAAAATATAAGGCCTTTTTAAATCTATATCATCTGAGTCTAGATTATTTTTCATTTGATTAAATTCCACATTGAGTCTATATCCATTCTCTTTTGTCTGTTGAGTGAATAAATTTGAATTTACAAGACATGCTAAAAAAGCGGATCCGGTAGCACCAAATATACTACAAATAGTATTTTGCAAAATTGCAAATTGTATTTCCACAGAATTTTCGCCGGCGATATTTATTTGTTTTATGTTTTTTTCGTATTTTTTACATATAGGATGATCTGAAAAATTATATGAGCCGCCTGAAGATCCTTTTGATTCTAAATTAATAAATACTATATTTAATTTTAATTCTATGATAATTTTTTCTATCAATGTCATCCAATGTTCTGGATTCCATGTTTCACGATCTACGATACCGTTTCTACACCTATTACGTGCCATAATTGCTATTGTATCACGATTATTATCAAATTTTATTTCCTTACGAATAGAATCTAATATTTCCTTTCTAGCTGAATAATGTTTTGTTTCTCCAAAAATAGTATCAGATAATGTTCTTTCAGCTGATATAGGAATAGTATTAGGCCACCATATTTTAATATCCATATAACCTTGTTCCTGATAATGCCTAGCAATATTAGTTGCAAATTCTTTTAAATTATCTGGTATTATATCTCCTTTACCGGCAATATGTTCGCCATAAGTTGCAGGATATGTTAATGTATCATTAATTTCTTTTGGATATGAAATGTATGCATCAGTAAAATCTTCATATAATACTTTTCTGCCATCGAACCCTATAGCTATAGCATCCCAGTCTTTAAACTGTTCATTTTTTACTTTACGAATTTCTGGTATCCACCATTTTATTTCGTAACTAAATTCACCACACCATGGTCCAAATATAATTAACTTGTTATCCAACACTAACCCCTTTTAAATTTTTAAACATGGTATGTAAATGTATTGCCAATTTCTCGTGCGACATTTCTTGTTCAAATCTCTTTCTTGCATTCTGTATAATATAATAATATTTTTTGTAATTTCCTAGTATTTCTATAATTTTTTCGTTTAAATCACTGAAGTCGTGTTTACATGCTATATATGTTTCTTGGTCTGTAAACACATTTGGTACTGTATCTATATATGACATGTCTGGCTTTATTAGTATAGAACCGAACATTGCAGCCTCTAAATCTCTAGGTGCCATTTCTCCATATCCATATGGCGCGAATAATATTTTTGAATTGAATGTTCTATTATAATATTCTTCTTGAGATACTCGAATACCATTATTTAATTTTGCTACTTTGATAGACCATGTTAGGTCGTTTATTTGTTCGATAGCAGGTCGTCTAAAGGCATCATAGTAGTCACTTTGAATCATATCATGCTCATAAACTTTTTTAGGACTAGGATATTGAAACATGGCTGATACATCATACTCTCTAGGCCTATCAATATTATACCACTGAACGTTTATCCCAGACCAGTGTGTTGATAACCAATTCGTACCTGATAATACTATTCTATCTGAATATTCGTCGAAATCAGATAATGCATAATCTCCAGAACCCCAATAATATCTTCCTAACGCCGATTTTTGTTTATATAAAGATCTATCCTTTAATAAACTATTTTTCATTAATAGTAAAGCATTAGATTCTTTAAACACCTCATATGATCCTATTAATGATGTAGAATCTTGCCCATCAAGTAGCATATAATCGCCAGTAATTTTAGATAAAAATTCTAATCCATCATTAACTGATTGTTCTAATGATACTTTTTTGTTTAAAAAACTAGCTTGAGCTATCCATGCATAGTCATATGATTCGCCTTGAGTAAATTCAATACCTATATCTCGTAATATGTTTTGAGCAGCCGAATAAGGACGAAATGCGCATTCATTACGATGCTTTTCATGTTCATATAATTTTATTTTGATCATATGGTATCATATAACTTATTCTGAACTTCTTGTCTTTTGATATCTTTAGGATGCCATAAACAATATTCTTTATTGGATGGTAATGAACTATACTGTTTATAACCGGTTAATCTTTCATGCACCGATCCTTCCCACATTATTTTATCATCATTTTTATAAACTCTCATTTGATAATCTGGAAAATTTATCCATCCTCTATCATTAGCATTCCATCCCCATTGTGCCATATGTTTAGCAGTTATACCATCAACTTCGTTTATTCTTGGTACGAAATATGCTTCAACTTCTGGGTTTTGATCGATAATATAACGTAATGATGACATTAAATATTCGTCAGGCCATTCATCTGCGTCTATTAAAAATATCCAATCGCCTGAACACTGTCTTGATAAGTAATTTTTATGTTTTGCAAAATTTTTATTTAATGGATGCGAACATAAAACAATGTAATGATCTTCTTTATGTGATAAAACAAAATCTTCGACATATTGTCTAACATCTTTAGTTACATTTTGAGAATCAAGCATTATTACGATTTCATCTTCCGCGTTTTTATATTTAACTAAATAGTTTAATAAACGTTCAATTTCCATGCGTTCATTATGTACCAATGTTGCATAACTTATTTTCATTGTGCATATACCTTGTTAACTAAACTATAAAAATGATCTAATGCAGTTTCAAACTCATGTTTTTTAAATACTTGAGCATTATCCGTATCAAGTTTAGATGTAAAATATTCTCCTTCTTTTCCTGGTATAGGAAATTTTAAACGTTCTTCGCCTACAATTTCTACAGTTGATGCAACTTCCCATCTCATTGTCCTTTGACTTTTACCAGAACAATAAAGCATTCCCACGCCTGGAATATTTAGAAATGCTGGATACCATACTAATCCTAATTCTTCATCTATAAATTTAACCGATTTCATTAAATCAGATATTTGATTTTCGTATTCATGTACATGATCTGAATCTATTATAAAGTTATCTGTTGTAGTATAACCAGATTCCATACACATATATGAATTAATATTTGTTTTTTGATCTGCTTCTACTATTACACATTCATTACCAGTAATAGGAGATATCGCATCATAATCTAATTTCATGCTTCAACTTTCTTTAATTTAGGTAATTTTAATTTAGCAGTATTAGATTCTCCTACTTTCTTTAATTTAGGTAATTTCAATCCGACATGTGTAGGAACTCCTTCTAATCCTTTATCAACTAAATCACATAATTTTTTTGACATTATATCAAAACTAAAATTTTCTTTACTAAATCTACTCTGTGATCTAGCATTCGGCAAATATTTTTTATAGTTTTCTGTGACATCTTTTAATATACGTGATGCATACTGGTAATTCACAGTAAACCATCTGGATCCTTTCAATAAAAATTGATCTGCAGCAGATGGATGTATTTCAGTTAATTCGCCAGGTAATAATACAGAATGTTTTAAGAAATCTGTTTGACCAGACCAATTACTTGCAATAACAGGTTTTTCTGTAACTGTAAATTCTAATAATGGACGACCGAAACCTTCCCCTTTAGTAAATGATATCATACCTTTAATTTTTGGATGATTATATAATGAGTTCATTTCTGAATCAGAAAGATCGCCATGCAATAAGTATACCTCTGGAGCTTTGTTACCATATGGAGTTATAATTTCTTGTATTTTTTTCATCATATCATCTCTATCGATTATAGAAAATGTTGCACTACTTGTTTTTAAAATTAATGCTGGTTTATTACGAGCTGCTTTATTTTTAAACGTTTCACAAAATGTCTTGATTAACATTCCTATATCTTTTCTATCTTGTCCTATATCACCTTTTAGCCAATGACCGACAAACAAATAACAAAATTTATTTTTTATAGAAGATAATTCATTGATTACTGATTCATGTAAGTCATTTGTTTTATGATAGGTATTTAAATCTAATCCTTCGAACAAAACTTCTATAGGAGTATCTAACTTCAAATCACCTACTTTTTGTTTTGTATTTTCATCTACTCTATCATATACCGTATCGATAAATCCTTTTTTTGAATGCTCCGATGTAGTAATTACTAAATCCATTCTATTACATCCTATCAAAAAGTCATGCGATACATTTGTTGTTTCGATGCCGGCAGTAATGCCTATATTATATTTGCCTACCTTATGTTCTTTAAATTTGCCATCAGGACCTAATATCATACCGAACTCATTAGGTACAGATACTTGTATAAAAACTTCAGGCTGTCTTGTCAATGATTGTGTTAATATGCATTTTGCTATTTTATTATGTATTTCATTATCAGGTTCTAATGCATCTGTCGGCGTTGAACCCCATGGCAATGATACTATTTTTACTTCATATTTTTCTGATTGAATTAAACTTGCAACTATGTCTCTTGTATGATTACCGTAACCTGATCTTGTAGTGACAGGTCCTTGAACTACAACTAATGGTTTCATATAACTCCTGGATTTTTTATTTTTTCTTTTTTATTTATTTTATATAATGTAAACTTTTTTCTCTTTGTCCATTTTTCTAAACATTCATCGATACATTCTATAAATCTTCGCGACATATTTTTTGCTGACATATTTGATTCATCGTCTAATACCCAATCATGTCCGGCCATGCCACATGCATCTCTCGATTCTTCATCCATATCATACCAATATTTTATAGCATCTGCAACATCTTTAAATGCAACACGATCATCAAAGATATAAGGCGTCATAGGCGAACCTTGAAGTGATCTATTTGTTGGATATACCGGTTTACACCAATTAGCATGAGTTTTATATGTTGCATCATGGTTAGTCGGAAAATGTGTATCAAATTCAATCCATTCGCCATTTTCAGTTTCGAATCTACAACCATCTTGCAATCCGCCAGTTACATTATTAATTATAGGAGTCCCTGCATGAAGCGACTCACACCATGATATACCAAATCCTTCATTTGAAGCTATATTAATTGTTACATCTGCCATATTATAATAAAAGTTTAATATTTTTGTATCTACAGGTTTAGTACTAAATATTACATTATAATCTGGACAAATAGCATCTTTAACTGCAAATAAATCAGTGCCATTAGGATCAGAACCTTGTGTATGCATTAGTAAAACACATTTAGATGCTTGTTCCGGTGGTAATTTGTCACAAAAATGTTTATATGCTAATATTAAATCTCCAGGCTGTTTTCTACGTATATTTCTATTATTCCAAAAACATATAAAATCATAATTAAATTCGCCGCTAAATGTTTTTATAAATTTTTGATATTCATCATACTGTGGATGTAATGGAGTTATTGGAAAGAATTTATTTTCATTAACACCATGAGGCACCCATTGCACTGCCCAATCTGGTTTTGGAAATTTTCGTAATACATTTTTTACAATATTTTGAGTCTGTCGTGATATGTTCATTATTAAATCACATGATTCATAGAAAGGCTCATTCCAAAATGGATATGGCAAATCATCCCAAATATTATAATACATTATCGGAACATGTTGTCTGATAGAATGTTCTATTTGATATAACCATTGCCAAAATCTCGGATCCGTAAAATGTAATATTGCATCTGGTCGCTCTCTATTCATAACTTGTTGTAATATCTGAGCATTACCATAGCCTGACGAAGCATAAATTTTAACATCCGCATCTTGTACTCCTGTCTCTTTTTGTACATCTGCTGATATATCAAATATTTTACCTTCATCTGGATGTTTAACTGCAGCTCCGATTTGTACCCAATCATACTTATCTACTGTACCCAATACAAATTCACGTGACATTGTTCCTATACCAGAATGTACTCTTAAGTCGTCTGATAATAAAAGTATTTTTTTCTTTTTAGGTTTGTTAGGATCGATCTTTTTAAGTTTAGGTAACTCTAATTTTTGCATATTTTTCCTTGTAACTAATTTATAATAAATATTTGTTAAGTAATGATAACCACCCGTTTATTTAACTTTACAGCCTGCTTTATAGCACTTTCTGAGCCGTTCGCTTTGGATCCGCCTGGTATCAAAGCTATCATATAATCACAATCTCTTGCTATTAGCATATTTCTATGATGAAATTGAGATACATGATAAGGTTTTGCATAATATCCTTCTGACATAGCACTATATAAATTTTGAGGAGTATGTGCAGGATTGAATTCTTTATAATTTAATCCAAATTCTAATGCATATTTTTTTACATGTTTATCAGCACCTTGTTTTGCACCTCCAGATATAATAATCAAATCTTCGCCGAATTTTCTTCTGAGTTCTGTGAGTAGATTTTTTATTTTTCTTGTATTTTCATATGTTCTACTGCCCACAATTGCTATTTTCATACTTTTATTCTATTAGCCGTTGGACATAAATCTTCCTGATCTTTAAATTCACAATACTTGCAATTCTTTTTATTTTTACCTGCTATGGCTGGATATTGGCGTTTTGTATTATAATTACCTTCTCTATCAAAGCATGTACCTATCCATTCTTCTATGGATCTAACTAATTTATTTCTAGTAGGTTTACCACTAGCTGGAATAAATTCTTGTACTCTTCTTTGCGGAAACATTGCTCCTTCTATAAGCTTTCGCTTAACTATAAAATATAAAATATCTATTTTCTCGACATCGAATCCATATTGTTTTGCAAAATATTCTTTATATAATACCAACTGCGATGCTTTAATTTTATCTGCTTTTTGATACTTGTTCCAACCCATTGTAGATGTCTTAATATCTATTATTCTTACACGGTCTGTCCTCTTATCTCTTAACACTATATCTAAGTATCCTAACATCAACACTTTGTCATTTTCGGGCGTTACAGGATGATAAATTTCTACTTCAATACCAACTAATTCATCACTCTTAGGAGAAAAATATCTTGCCCTATGACGTTTCACCCAATCTAATATTGCAACGCCATCATTATAAAACTCCATGAGTTCAAATTTAGTAGAGAAATGCTCTCCCATCTTTTCAACAGCATTTTTATATTCTTTTTGCATATTTTCTAATAACATTTTATTTAAGTCCATATCATTAGCTTTTTTTGCTGTTTCTTCTAACATCACTGTTAAATAAGTTTGTAATGTTTCATGAAAGGCTGTTCCGAATAATGTATGTATACTCTGTGAGAATGTCCTTAATCCTTTTATATACGCAAGTTCCCATTGCTTAGGACATTTTTGAAACATAGAATATTGAGAATATGAAACTTTTCGTTCGCCTTTGAGACGTTCTCTTTGATTAAACTTTATTATTGAATGCATATACTAAATATAAGTAAAATATTTCAAATAGACAAATTATTTATCTTTTATTTTTATAGTAATGTCATGAGGCGCCGTTTCATCACCTCCGAAATATGGCCATAGATAATATTTTCGAACTGAACTGTTACTACATGGCCTGTCTATTGTCACAACTGTCCCATCGATATCGATTTCATATTCATGATCACTAAATTTGATACTACAGTTTATTATTTGATTTAATTCGACATTTTTAATTTTTTCAAATTTAAAACTACCATCATGCCTAAACCAATGTAACTCTAAACTATCATTTAACCATCTCCATCCTATACGAATTGACGATTCTCCGTGCAAATCTCCGCAATCACTTAGTCCGTATAATTTATTGATATCATATTGATTTATAGGATCATCAGATGTATAAATAGCTGATTCGTCGAATATTACTTGAAAGGATAAAATATTTGATCTGGTAAATTTTATCGCAGATCTAGATTTATGTTTACCACATTTGATAGTATAGGTTCTGAATCCATTCTCGTCTATTTTTTTACATGACGGAGAAGCAAATAGTATACTACTCATCATAATATTTACTAATAGCTTCCAATCTATCATCTGCTTCTGCCAATAAATTTAATGCTTCGGTTGCATCTTGCAAGAAATCATTTGCCGTATGATCTCCTATACCTACTGCCTGATTTTCTAATAAATCTAATGCCATTAAGGCCTTTTGTTTATCAGCCAACGCTTGGGCTTTTAGCGCACTTATGACTTTACTCTTTTTCATAACGTTCTATTTCTCTTTTTAAATACCATAAAGCTTTTTCTAAATCTTCTACTTTTTTATTAGGATCCTTTTTACCTAATCTAGCTATATACTTTACTACATTGCCTAAATTAAATCCTAAATCCCATGCTTCTATAACTTTTATTGCTTCGTATACAGACGTTTCGCCTCCATAATGTTTAGGATGGAATACTGATTCACTAAATTCAACTTTGTTTTTAGTATCTTTTATTATTTTAGCCATTGTTTAATTTCTTTATCAGATTTACCATATTTTTTACATAACATATGTAATTGATCTTTATCTAGCAAAGTAATATATTCTTCTGCTTCATTTTTTGCTATCTGAAAATGTTTTGCAATTAGATTGACCAATTGTTCGTTAAATTTATTTGCCTTTTTACCTTTTATATATTTTGAAAAGAACTTTCCTTTAGGTAAGATATCATAATATAATTTATAAACATGTTCTCTAGTTAAAGGACCTATTGTATAATGTTGAAACATGTCTACTATTTCAATTAATTGAGGCGACATTGATAACCACCGATTAATCAAATATGGAGAAAATGACTTCTGGTCTGCTTCTGTTAAATCTTCCCATTTAGTTTTCTTAAATGTAATGCCAGCTAAATGATCAAATATTGTTTTTGGTTTTTTCATTGAACTCTAAAATCTTCGTTTATATGTCCACAATCATCACATCTAAAACTTGGTACCGGAACTATCTGTTCTTTACCTGTAGGAGAAACTAGTGCCGATACTCTTTTAAATGCATTAACTTGCCTAAAATATTTACCTCCGCAATTTTCACATATAATATCATCCAAGTCCTCTGGCTTTAAATTAACTTGTGCCGAAGGCGGCTGTTTACCGTCCATTCCTAATAATTTACTCATTACTATCCTTACTTAATTTCATTTAATATTTTAACAATTGTTGACATTATATGTAACTCTTTATCTACAGCAAATGAGTCTTGATATTGTGATTCAGCTAAAATCAATATAATGCTAGCAATATGCCCTTTAGCATAATTATCTAATTCATCAAATAGATACTTATGTAATGCATTGAAATCTTTTACTTTACTATCTGCAATTAATTGTCTAATATCTTTGAACGCTGTTTTTTTATCTCTATCCGATTTCAGCATATCAAGCAATTTAGTCATGTAGTTTGCTTGTATAACACTTGTATCATCTATTTTTAGTTCTCCTTTTATAACCTGCCTTTGGCATGAATTAAGAACTCTTCTTATATCTGGATAACCGGCATTAATGATAGTTGCTACATCTTTAGTATCAAATTTAACTTGTAGTTCATTTAATATGTTAACTATACGCTTAGCAACTTCTGTTTTATTAGGTGGAGTTATACCAAATACCTGACATCTACTTTGAATGGGATCGATAATCTTTTCAACGTAATTACAAGTTAAAATGAATCTAGTCGTTTTTGAAAATGTCTCCATTAAGTTTCTTAATGCCGCTTGACCATTAGGAGTCATATAATCTGCTTCATCTAATATAACAATTTTCCATCGCTTAAATCCTACAGTACTTGCATAGTTCTTTATCTTGGTACGAACTGTTTCGATATTATTTTCATCTGATGCATTTATATACATTAAGTCCGCATCTACATTATTTGCAATAATTTTTGCTAATGTAGTTTTACCTGTACCTGCCTGACCATAAAATAATAGATGAGGCACATCGCCAGATTCTAAATATAATTTAACTTTATCTATGATATGTTCATTTCCAACATATCCATCTAATGTTCCAGGTCTAAACTTTTCGACCCATAATGTATTTTCTTGATTTCCAAACATATTATTTATTTACCTGTCGAGCCGTAGCCGCCTTCGCCTCTCTCTGACTCTGTTAATTTTACTACTTCTTTTAATTGTACTTCTGGATATGGCATAATCACTAATTGGCCTACTCTATCCCCTTCTTCGAATCTTTTTAATGATGCAAAGAAACTATTTTTATCAAACTTATATCTAAATGTTACTTCTCCCCTATATCCTGAATCAACGACTCCTACACAATTTGCTAATCTGAGATCCGTTTTAGATACTGACGATCTAGGAAATAATAATCCGACATGACCTTCCGGTATTTCAAATGCTAATCCTGTAAAATATTCAATATAATTATATTCCTTGTCAACTTTATAGGTAATACAACTTATATCCAATCCTGCATCACCTTTCCTCGCATATGATGGAGCTATAGCTTTTTCAGATAATTTTTTGTAATTAACTTGTATCATGATGCTTGCAATTGTACCAAATAATAAACAGATGTAAATGTCTTAGATGTGAAAGTTGCTCTTGCTAATCCTGCTTCAGATACTTCTAATTTAGCTGATTCAGCATCTTTATTGGCTTGTAATATTTCTTTAAATCCATTTGAAGAAAAACAAACAACCGACATATCATCACAATCCTCGTTATCACAATCTACAGAAAACTTAATTCGATTAGTATTAATAGAAGAATAATTAATTATTATTTCTGCAACTTTATCTTTACATGCTACACCAAAATTTTCTGATTCTGGTATTGCATTTTTAGCTTTTATAAATTTATCAATAAATTCTTTTGATAAATTAATAACTGTACTCCAATCCGGTAGTTGTTTAAGATCAGGCACTTGTCTTATAACAGACAAATCTGCTAACATAAACTTCATATTAACATCCTTATCTTTGATATCAATACTAACAGATGTATTATCTACATCATTTACCTTTACATCGACATCATTGCCTACTGCTGATAACATTTTTACTAGCGCAGGTGTAGCATAAACTCCTAATTCATGATCACCTAAATCTAGATTATTATCAGTTATTGTGCCTATAACATTTTGATCATCTGTAATAAATTTAGTTTCTAATGATCCGGCTTTTGCATTCCATTTTACAGATGTAGTAGCTCCTGCTAGATGATATCTGTTTATAAAATTTAATAGTTCTTGTTTTTTCATAGTTCTACTTTTTCTTCAAAAAATTGATTAAATATATTTTTATTAATTGTTGTTATACTCTGCCCTCCAAACTTCTGATAATACTGTTTATATTTTTCATATGTTGTTATTGCTTTATCAGGATCTTCAAACATTTCATATATACTTCTTAATACAGCAGCTAAATTATTAGGCACCATATATTGCGCAACATCTCTATGTGCTGATACAATTTTATTTACTTCTGCTATAGTATTTTGAAATACATGTACATTATGTAATACCATTCTCGGAACAGCTTCTTTATTATATTCGTCTAACATACCCCATGTAAAATCTTGACATGCAGGATCTCCTAAACTATCTGGTACTAACATATCTGGTTCAAGATCTGGAATTTTAGATTCTGCTAATGGAATCATATTCCCATCTTCATCTTTATCTGGCTTCGGCATATATACATCACTAAAAGATAATTTCTTAAAGTTATGAGAATGTAAAAATGTTCCATATACAGGATACTGGCCAGGAGAACTAGAATCTGTAGTAACAGTTATTCTATTACCATAATGTTTATTCAATAACTTTTGCATTGTCGATAAAATAAAGAAATCAGAGATT